CCCCGTAGGGAGAAAGGAGGTAAAGAACCTACAAGGACCCAATGCAAATTAACTATTTAGATTATTTCCAAATAGCGTGTGATTCTGGCATCTTATATTCGAAACCAGCTTCAGTTAGAATCATATCGACTCTCTTATCCGTACCTGAGTTTTCTAAATTCTTAACTCCTACGTAAATTGAGGTATCTCTATTAACTCCATTACCAACTAGTGGTCTGTAAGCAACATTGTTCATGTTGATAGCAGCGATTTTAACGTGTGAACCATCTAAGGCAATACATCTAGCTACGTTCATTTTACCGTATACTGTTTGTATTTCTGTTACGTCTAATCCCATTACTTTCTTTCTACCAGTAACGGCTAAGTCTGCTCCAAAGCGATTAAAGTTATTACCATTATCGCCAATAGCAATGTTATTCTTAAAGAACCCACCTAGTTTATGCAACCAAGTAAACACAGCAGTACTACATAAGAATACTGTTGCTCCGTCTTGATTGTATCTAGGGTCAAAATATTGTGACATATCTTGTAAGAAGTCATCAATACTTTTTGTAGCTAGGTCTAATGTAAAGATATTACCAAAATTCAAGATGTAATCAATTGCACCTTGAGTGTGGTTAACTGAACCATCTGCAACTTGTGAACTAAATAATCCAGCCCATTCAATGTCCCATTTGTGTTCAATAAGTTTTTCTTTCCATGTTCTAGCCCACTCATTTGGTTCATACTTTAGAGCTGTTGCTCTTGCAGTATTAGTCATACCAAACTCGCCTCTAAAGATTTGAGTTTGTCCGTAACCAGTTGAGTATGGGTTATCTTTCCAAGATTGTCCAAGTAATTCAGAACCTTCTCCATATGATGTACCAACAACATATGAACGTTTTCCTTCTAATGCTTCAGCAATATCTTCTGCGTATACTTCTACGTCAGGTTTATTGTTAGCTAAGAAAGATGCTAATTCAGCTCCACTAGACATTCTAAGAACTTTACCAGTAATTAGAGATAGTTTAGAAGCGGATGCACCGCCAGCTCCACTAAGGTCTTTGTCTGCTGCGTCTGCTACTGCTGTAATGCGAACTAACATATAATCGTTAACTGCATTTCCAGCTGCGTCAGTCATAGGTACTTTAAGGATTTGATTAGGTTGTAGAAATTGTGGTCTTGTACCATCAACTCCTACTTTAATTTGTCCATTACTTTGGCCTTGAACATTTTGAATGTTTCCAGCTGAGTAATAGTCTGTTCCTGCATAAAGCTTTACTTCACTTCCAACAACGGGTGCTGAAGTGTTTGCTGCTTGTGCTAGGGTTGCGTCTGCAAATACATCGGTTGAAGCAGATTTAATACTTCCAACGATATATACATAACGCTTCATGAATGAATGTCTCTTCTCGGTAAACTTAAAAGTTGGGTCATCCGTAGGTTTTTTAGCCATTGTAGAAACAAGTCTAAAGAACGGTGTTTGAGCTATGGCAAGTTCTGAAAATCTATCACCAAAGTCATAACGTCTACGTAAATCACCAGTAGGGTATGCTGTTGTTGGATTAACTCCACCAACTTCTCTCCCTCTGTTAAGTAAACCAGTAGAAGTCGACAATGCTAAAGGTGTACTAGGCATGTTTCCCTCCTAAGGGTTTGTTTTATTTACATTAACTCATCTAGCCCTGCACCTTGTGATAGCAGCTTGTCAAAAACGGCATCGTCTACTGATTGTTCATCTCTTTGTTCGTTCCCAGCCGAAGCAACGCTAGGTGGCATAGTTCTAACATTTTTCATTTGTTGTACTATTTCTTGTCGAGCACCTTCAGCTACTTGAGCATCACGGTTATCTCTATTTTTCAAATAATAAACATCTTCTAATGTTAGTTTATGCGATTTTGCATAATCCATTAAATCAGAGTAATCTTCATTAGAAACTTTGTACTTATCTTTAAAAGCACTTTCTTCTAAAGCTTTACGTGATTGTATAGATTGTTGTTGAGCAAAATCACCTAATCTTCGTTGCACTACTCCATCTACAGTTGCATTAAACAATTTTGCAGATGAAGATTTAGGGTCTGACAAAGCTTCGTCATAATCAAAAACAAAATCTTCGTCTAAGCCAAGGCGCTCTTTCACACTTTCGGGTGCTGAGCCACCACCCTGAAAATAATCTCTCACATGATTAATTAAATTCGGGTCTTCTTTCATTGCATTTAGTAAAGGCATATAAGGTTCAATCTCTTGTAATTGACTGTTAAGTCTTTTAGCTTCACGAGATGAATCACTATATCTCTTTTCTAAATTATCTACTTCTTGAGTAGATTGTTGCTCGACTTCAGGGTTCCCTTCAGGGGAAGTTATCTGTTGTTCTTGAGCTTCTTCTATTGGCTGGGATATAACATCACCCATAACTTGTTTATCAAGCTGAGAAAAAAAATCTTCAGCCACAGTATCTTGCTCTATAGGGGCTACTTGTTGTTCTGCTCTTTCGGCATCATCCATAAGTAGGTTATCCTGTGTTATTTCACTCATACTGTATTTCTCCTTCTAATTTACAGTTATTTTTTCTGTTTATCAACACTAATTTTTTTCTTTTCTAGTGCTAATTCTTTTTTTGCTAAATCAACGGTATCTTTCATTCTACCGCCTAAAAGTCTTTGTTCCATTTGGGTCTGAGTAACTTGTCTATCAATCGTTTTTTCAGCTTGGTTAATTTTATCTTTAATACCAGCTTGAACTAATTGTCTTTCTAATGTTTCTATAGTTCCCTCTTGGTCTTTCATCTGCTCTTCCATTCCAGCAATTTGTTGTTGCATTTGAGAGTATACGCTTTTTCTTTGCAATAATTGTTTTTTGTTTCTTATATCAGTTTGCTCTATCATAGCTATATCATCTATTAATCCAGCTTGAAACCATTTAAAATATTCATCTTGCAAAGCCCATCTATTAATTGGCTGAGTTGAACCAGATACAATCCTAACATCAAATTTACTTGAATTGTAATCATTATATCTTTTTATAACTTCACCAAAATCATTATAAATAGGAATATTAATAGAAGCTTCTTGAATTTCTCCCTCTCCTTGACCAGCTTCTGGTTGAACTAATCTAAATATTTTTTGACTAGTATATGTAAATTGAGCTATCTCTTTAAAGACTCTACCTACTTGTTCTAAAGCTGGTTCCACTACATTATTTACCCATTGTCTTACTCTTCTCGTTCCATATTCATCCATAGCTAACATACCACGATATGTTTCGTGACTATCTTCTCCTACTCCTTGCATACTAGATGAAATACCGCTGATATGTTCTATGTCGCTTTTACCTTGTTGAGTAACAGTATAAAAAGCGTTGTTAATAGGCAAAGGTTGTATAGCGTTAGGAACATCAAATCCTTGTCTGTATTTTAATAAAGCTCCAGGAGAACTTGAATATTGTTCCCATTCTTCTTCGTCAATAGCGCCTTCTGTATATAGCCATCTTAAATTACTAGCAAGATTAGCATTATGTAACATAATTTGATGCGCTTTATTTATTTCTCTTTGTTTACCAATCATAGGAGTTACGGCGCTCACTGGGTAAGGAGTGTTTGTATGAGTATACATAACTGGAATAATTGGATAATCTTCTATAGGCAATAAACTTTCGTATAAATACATATCTCCAATTGAAGCACATACCTTTACTTGAGTTTTAAAAAATTCTACATATTCAACTACAGACTCTGCAAATGTATCAGATTTCATTTGTATATCAAAAGAACTTTTATCTATTACACTTTGAACAGTTTTGGTTTGAGCTTGAACTAATTGAGCTTCCATTAAAGCTCGTTGCTCTTCTATTCTCATTTGCATTTCTTTAGAAAATTTTTCTAATTCTAATTGCATTCTTTCTGGCAACATTTCGCCTTCATTAACTAATTGCATTAATTCTAATTCTTTTTCTTTTATACCAACAGACATTTCCTCTATCATAGATTGCATTTCTTCTTCTGCTTGAGATTGAATAGCTTTTAATTGTTGGTCTGTTGGGGGTTGTTTTAACCAAACATTTACAAAAGGAATTTTTTCTTTACTATAAACTTCATAATAGTCTAAGATTTCATCTTGCTCTCCATCTAATTTAAACGCTTCATTCTCTACGTCTCCTGGCAATATTGTTTCAGATTCATGAACATCTCTAAGACTGTATTGTTTACTTTCTGTTGAACCTGAAGCTTTAGATATTTTTGTTTTAAATTGAGGCAACATTTGCATTAAAGAGCTTTTAGAAAGATTTTTTTGTATAATTATATAGTTAGCATCTCTAAATAAAAAATCTCTACTAAGAGGGTCTACATAAACATCGTAAGGGTCTATAGTAGAAAATATAACTTCTCCCATTCCTTGGTCTGCATTAGGGTCTACATCTACTCTAAAATATCCAACTCCTTTGACTAAAGAGTCTTGTATTACTTGACCAAATAAACTTTTACCATTTGATAAATGCCAACAATATTCAGCAATCATACTATGTACGTGAGCAATATCAGCGTCTGAACCTTCTACTCCAATCGCCTGCCATCTAGGATTGTTAGCGGTAATAAAAAATTTCATAATATCAATAGCTGGAGTTATTCTATTGATAATAAAATCAGGCATACCTCCATTTCTTAAATCTTCTAATTCTTCTGCTGATAATTGTTCGTTCAGATAAAAATCCATACCTTTTTGAGAATCGGTAAACCATTTTTTTCTAAAATAATTATTTGCTTTTTGAAACAAATGCTTATTTACGTCAGCTTTATTTTTTCTTCCTCGTTTAGCCATATTAATCCCTTATTTCAAAGTGTGGTAAATCATCAAAGTTATTATCTTTTAAATCTTTATCTCTATCCCAATCTCCACCCCAACGAATATTAAGTCCCATTGAAGCTGCAATACCCATTACAAATCCAGCAAAATATGTAAATCGCTCTCTATCTTTCCAATCTATAGGATACGGAGCTACATCTACAGCCAATGAAGGGTATTTGTTATGATTTCCTTTTGGATATTTTAATTTACTAAATCCTTCTACAAATAATGCATCTTGTTCTGCTTGACCTCTATGTCCTTGTAAAACAGTACAATCAAAATCTTCAACTACTCTTTCAAATAGTTCTACTAATCTTGGGTCGCAAGTATTTAATTTTTCTTGTGATTTTTTTCCAAAACTTGGCATTATTAATCTCTTAAACTTTTTATATAGTCAAATATACGTTTTCCTTGTTTACCAAACGCCCCACCGCTTTTCAACTTTTCTACTGAAAGTTCTTGTTTAGTTTTTGGAGGATTTTTAAGATACATTTCATAAGCAGCTTGAGATTTTGGTCCCCAAATACTATCTAGCTCTCCTTCGTAAAAACCCAATTTTTTTAAATCTCTTTGATGCGCAAACACATTTTCTTTTGACATATCGTGTTGCAGCCCTTTAGGCAATTGCCCATCATTTGGCGTAACAGTTATTGGTTTCATAGATTGACTATCCTTCATCATTTCACGAACAGTATCTCTTTTTATGTACCCTCCATGTTTTGTGTTTACTGGATTCTTTTTTAACCATTCATCTGCCATTTGGTCTGTAATTCCATATTTTGCAGTATCTTGTTTAGCTTGTTGAATACCTTCTTTTGTATATGGATATTTTTTATTTCCTACTTGTGGCATAACTTATTCCTTATTTTTTAAAAGTTTTTTCTGATGCTGAAATTCCAAATGAACCAAGTGTAACCCAAACAAATGAATTGTAAATATAGTCGTTAACCATAAGTTCAATTCCAATAATTCCCATAGCTAAATCAACAATACCAAATACGCACATAAGTGTAAATGAAAGAAATCCTATGATATTCTTTTCGTTATATTCGTTTTCGTCTTTAAATATTTTCCACATTAAGCAACTAACCAATTTTTAGCTTTTCTTTTAGGTTTATACCATTTTGGTTTATCTTTTGTCCCATTTTGTTTATAATTAGGGGGAAAAGCGTGTAAATTAGCATAATATAGTCCCTCAATTGTATCATCATGAGCCATTCTTGGTCCAAATGTAATGATTTCGTTAATTAAATCAAACATATTTTCTCTAAAATATAAAGAACCTACACTAAAGATACCAGATAAACCTGAATAAATTCTATTTCTTTTTTGTGTTCCTCCTGGTTTTTCGGGAATTACACTAATATCATAACGATTAATTCTCCTCCTTTCGTCATTAAGTGCTTGGAATACACTACGATTCATAGCGACATCTTCTACTGTTGCGCTACTACAATGATACTTATTGTACAATTCAATAATATAATCTACTACTCCTTTCTTATCAAATATTTTACCATTGTTGTCTTTTGCTCCTAATGTAGGAATACTACGATGTCTTTCATATTCTAAAACATAGCGATTATTATTTGCATCAACTGCAATAACCATTATTACACTAAAATCAGATTCTTTAGTATCAATA